CGGGTAAACTCGATGACCCCGACCATTCCCGCGTGGTTATCGAGAAACCCTTTGGGTACGATTATAAATCTGCTGATCATTTATCAGCTGTGGTTGCTAGACATCTACGCGAAAAACAAGTATATCGCATTGACCATTATCTTGGCAAAGATACTGTTAATAACATTCTTGCTACTCGCTTCAGTAATATTCTTCTCGAACCACTTTGGAATAGGCAGTACATAGAAGAGGTTCAGATCTTTGCCACCGAAACTATTGGTTGTGAAGGCCGTGCTCAATACTATGAGACTGCTGGTGCTGTACGTGACATGCTACAGAACCATATCTTACAGGTGCTGGCACTGATTGCTATGGAACCGCCTAGCAAAATGTCAGCAAAAGAAGTCAGACGCGAGAAGACAAAAGTGCTCGCCGCGACTAGACTAGGTACAAATCTTATTCTTGGACAATACGATGGCTACCGTAACGAAGAGGGCGTTGATCCTAACAGTGGTACTCCTACCTATTTTGCTGGGTCTCTATTCGTCGATAACTGGCGTTGGGAGGGAGTTCCTTTTAACGTCATGACTGGTAAGAAAATGCCATACGGATGTGTTGAGGTAGTCATCAAACTTAAAGCACCACCGCTGAAGTTATATGAAGGAGAAGTCAACGACCGCATTGTTATCCGTCTCCAACCTAATCCTCATCTGGATATTAGGATGGATATTAAGTCCCCTGGTCTTGGTGATGACCTTGAGTTGGCCACACTCACACACGAATATCCCCAAGACAGAGCAATCGATGGATATGAAAAACTCCTCTATGATGCAATCCAAGGGGATCAATCACACTTTGTTCACGCCGATGAGGTAATGGAATCTTGGAGGATCGTAGATGACCTTCTGTGTACTGGCACTTCTTGCCCAATTCGCACTGTCCCTTACATCTACACTGGCGGGTGGGGACCACAATATAAAGCAGACCGTATAACTGATTGGGATTTTCCAGCATGAGAGTTACCATACATGAGTATCTACTAGCATTCTGTATAGGATTCGCATGTATGTTTGTCCTAGCACAGGATGAGATTGATCGTTTCAAAGGTTGTCCTATACCAGAGTATTTTAGAGATGCACCACGTTCAACTGTTCGTTAGATCTGTTATGCAAACCCCATGGTGTTTAGGCGTCATGGGATTTTGTCTTGTATTTGTTCCTATCATTGGTATGCACCTTGTCCATAAATATGGATGGGAGCACTGGGAACCTTTCGATAGGAGTCACAAATGAACCCCGTAATTTTAATCGGGTGCTTTACACCCCTCATTATTATCTTCATCGTAATGAAACTTGCTGTTTGGATTGAAGCAGTCAATGCAGAACAGGATTATGTCAAACGAGAACCATTCCGAAAACGAGGACCTTTTGTGGAAAACCCGTATGAAGATGTTGATGGAGAGGAAGAAGAGTATGGAGATCGCACAGACTATCGATGAGGCCCTCTATCAATACTATGTTGTAGAACAGGGTAAGGAAGTTCCTAATTGGAGATACATTAAAGACGCTGACTGGTGGATTGAGTATCTCAAAAGTTTAGGTATTGATCCAAGAAACCCATGAATTTATTTTTGCGCCCGCTAGAAGATGTAAATGATGTGACCTGGAGTATCATCTGGTGTCTCATCATTCTTCTAGCGGGTGTTGCTTATTACATATATACGATCATGTCGCTAGCATTTAAGGAGTTGGAAGATGGATCAGGACCAGAGCACGGACGAGTGGGCTTGCACGATGACCCTGAACATCGACGAAGTGAGGGCGATGTATGACCACTTTTGTTACGCAATCGAAACATGGCCAGGTGCTCCTAGGCGTCCTGTAGATGAACAGATCTGGTTAGATATTATGAAAAAGCGAATGTTTGCAATGATAGTAGACTACAACTTTACAGAAATGTGAGAACGCTTAAAAAATCGTAGCCAAATGTTACACACTTTTCACCTACATACCTCTATAATAGGTGTAGCTGGATGTAACATATGATAGGTCTTTACCTTGTAGTTGCCATTGTCCTTCTGCTCATAGCATATGCTGGGGTAGATGAGACGATGCGATTATTTGCATATGTAGATTTGCAGTTACGATATGCGTGGGTTAGATTTAAGATGATGATGTTGCGTAGAAAATTAAAGCAGCAACTTATCAAAGATCTACCTGAATACAAAAAACTCATTAAGGAGATGTCTCACGATGACCGAGAGTAAGGAACTGTCTGATCTATCTTTAGATAGAAAAGAATGTCCAAAGTGTGGTGCCATCTGGTTGGGTGGTCAACACTACTGGTCAGGCACGGGAGTAAAAGGAAATGATCTGGATCTTGCTGGTCTGGTTTGCAATCAGCTTGCTGATGACCGTTGTATCAATCCTTGTAGAGGGCAAGAAGGCGGTGACACCTGGGCAAAGAGAATGGAAGATTTGGAACAAGGGGAAGAAGAAAAACAAGGTGATTGGTGGAACAAATAAATACTAGTGGTGAACTAGTATTTTCATGGCATCCGATCAGATTTATCTTGGTAATCCGCTTCTAAAGAAAGCGAACGTCAAGCAAGACTTTACCAAGGAACAAATTGCAGAGTATGTAAAGTGTGCTAACGATCCTGTATACTTCACCAAGAATTATGTACAGATCGTCTCACTCGATGAGGGTCTGGTGCCATTTAAAATGTGGGACTTCCAAGAAGAACTAATCAGGAAGTTCCATAAAGATAGATTTAACATTGCGAAGCTGCCTCGACAGACTGGAAAGTCTACGACGGTGGTTTCGTATTTGTTGCATTATGCGTTGTTTAATGACAGCGTTAACATTGGTATCCTCGCTAACAAAGCAAGTACAGCAAGGGATCTACTCGGTCGTCTTCAGACAGCATATGAAAACTTACCGAAATGGATTCAGCAAGGCGTGATATCATGGAACAAAGGTTCTATGGAGTTGGAAAATGGCAGTAAGATATTGGCAGCTTCTACATCTGCGTCTGCTGTCCGAGGTATGTCGTTTAACATCATCTTCCTCGATGAGTTTGCGTTCGTTCCAAACCATATTGCAGAGTCCTTCTTTGCCAGTGTTTATCCTACTATTACTTCTGGTAAATCAACGAAAGTAATTATCATCTCTACCCCACAGGGTATGAACCACTTCTATAAGTTGTGGACAGATGCACAGAATGATAAGAATGGATACACATGGCACGAGGTACACTGGTCACAGGTGCCTGGTAGGGATGAGAAGTGGAAAGAGGAGACGATTAAGAACACGTCTGAACGACAGTTCACACAAGAATTTGAATGTGAGTTCCTAGGATCGGTTGACACATTGATCTCTGCTGCAAAGTTGAGAGCACTCACTTTTATTGATCCACTGAAACGTAATAATGGACTCGATATCTATGAAGAACCGAAGAACGGAAACGAATATCTTTTTACGGTTGATGTTAGCCGCGGTATTGGTGGAGACTATAGTGCTTTCATCGTTTATGACATTACTACAGTTCCATATAGGGTAGTAGCAAAGTACAGGAACAACGAAGTCAAACCGATGTTGTTCCCCAACGTTATCAATGACGTTGCTAGGGCCTACAATAATGCATGGGTTCTATGCGAGGTAAACGACGTAGGAGACTCTGTAGCGTCGATTCTAAATTATGACCTAGAATATCCTAACGTGCTTATGTGCGCCATGAGAGGGCGTGCAGGGCAGATTGTGGGGCATGGATTCTCTGGAACCAAGACCCAGTTAGGTGTGAAGATGAGCGTGACTGTGAAGAAGGTGGGATGTGCCAACCTCAAGCAGATCGTAGAGGATGACAAACTCATCTTTAATGACTACGAAATTATTAACGAACTTACTACGTTCATTCAGAAGAAGCAATCCTTTGAAGCTGATGAAGGATTCCATGATGACCTAGTAATGTGTATGGTGATCTTTGCCTGGTTGGTCCAGCAGGATTACTTCAAAGAGATGACTGATAACGATGTTCGTAAACGTATCTACGACGAACAGCGTAATCAAATCGAACAAGACATGGCACCATTTGGATTCATCACCACTGGCCTAGAGGGTGACGAAGGATTCGTAGAAGAAGGATCTGTCTGGGAATATGGTGACACACAAGAAGACGTTAGTTATATGTGGAGTATCTGATGGATGTAGGAGATCTTTTTGATTTAGATAATCTACTCTGGAAAGAGAGGAAATGTAGGTCCTGTGGAAAAACCAAAGACCTACTTACAGATTTTTATAGAACAAGAAAAGATCGTACATCTATGTCTGCATACTCTTATGAGTGCAAAGACTGCACCAAGAAACGCATCACAGAATCAAGACAAAAAGTATCTGATACTACTTGGCAATATCCAGACTGGTAGTGAGTTCATGCATTGTTTCCCCACTCAAGCGACTGGAAATAATAAATATTTTTAGATCAAGTTTGGTAACTTACAGGAGTTAAACATGGCAAGTCAAGTCTCGCCTGGAATCGTTCTTAAGGAACGCGACTTATCTAATGCTGTCATTGTCGGCGCATCCACAATTACTGCTGGTGTAGCATCAACTTTCCAAAGGGGTCCTATTGGAAAGCCAACGCGCATCAGTTCCCAGAAAGAACTTCTGGCTATTTTTGGTGCTCCTGCAGAAGAGAACGCAGAAGATTGGTTCGTTGCTTCAGAATTCCTCAACTATGGCGGAAGGTTAAATGTGGTACGTGCTGCCACTGGAGTAAATAGCGCAACTGATGGTGGTGCTTCAGTAGTCGTCAAGAATGACGAAGATTGGGAAGCAGGTAACGGAAATGGAAATTTCCTGGTAGCAAGATCTGCTGGAACCTGGGCAAACGATCTCAAGGTAGTATTCGTTGACCGTGGTGCTGATCAGTATGTAACTTTATCAGCTTCGCCAGCTTCAATCGCAATGGGCGATACACTAACTTTTGTTGGTGGTAAAACTGGTACTGTCTATTCATGGGACGCAGCAAGCAATACCGCTGCTGTTATCCTCGATGATCCTTCAACTAGACTAACTACATCTGATGCTCTGGATTCTCCAGAAATCGGTATTGTTGCTACTACTTCAAGTCTGGTCGGAGGAACTGGATATGCTTCTGCTACTGGAGTATCACTAACTGGTGGTTCTGGTACTGGAGCTACTGCAGATATCACCGTAAGTGTTGGTGCTCCAACAGCAATCGCAGGTGGTGCAGGTGGTAGTTCATACACTACTCAAAATAACCTCGCTACAACTGGCGGTACTGGTGCAGACCTAACCGTTAACGTTGTTGCTACTGCTGGTGCTGTTACTTCTGTTACTATCGCAACAGCTGGTACTGGATACACAGTTGGCGATGTAATCACAATCGCTTCTGGTGATTCAAACGCAGAATTCACAATCTCAACAGTAGAAGGACCTGTCTCTGCTATCGCTATCACTTCTGGCGGTTCTGGATATGTTGCAACAGATGTCCTCACTGTTTCTGGTGGTGGCGGTGATGCAACGGCAGAAGTTGCTACTGTTGTTGATGGTAGCATTTCTGTTTCATCAGTAAGAGATTGGTACACCACAACCCAGATCGGTTCTACTGGTCTAACTCTTTCTGCTATCGGTCCTCGTCCTGGCACTTCCCAGTTCGCTTCCGAGAAAGGTCTGAAGTATGACGAAATCCACATCGCAGTTGTAGACGTAACTGGTGCATACTCTGGTGCTGCTAACACAGTCATCGAGAGAGTTCTTTATGGTTCCAAGTTGACTGACGGAAGATCTTCCGAAGGTGCTGCTAACTACTATAAGGATCTAGTCAACGACGGTGGTACTACCATCTTTACTGGTACTGCTCCTGCTGCTAGCTGGAATCCTTATTCCTGGGGTGCTGGTTCGGCTATTGGCGTTGCTTCAACAACTCTCACTTCGGGTGATGCATTCCAACTAGTTGGTGCTCTCGAAACTGATCTTCAGGGTGGCGCTGATGACTATGCATACAACGCTTCCGAGATCGAAACTGCATTCGATGAGTTTGCTGATACCGAGACTGTCGATATCAACTTCCTACTCATGGGCGGTTCACTCGCAACCGAGATCGACACCAAAGCAAAAGCAAACAAAGTAATCTCTATTGCTGCTGCAAGAAAGGATTGTGTTGCTTTCGTTTCACCTCACAAAGCAAACCAAATCGGTACTGCTGGTGTCCTAACAGCATTCCAACAGAAGGAGAACACACTGAACTTCTTCAACGGAATGACCTCCACATCTTATGCAATCTTTGACAGCGGTTACAAGTATTACTACGACCGCTTTAACGATAAGTATCGTTATATCCCTTGCAACGGTGACGTTGCTGGCCTTTGTGTTAACACATCGACCCTCCTCGATGACTGGTATTCACCTGCTGGCGTCAACAGAGGTTCCCTGCGTAACGCAATCAAACTTGCTTACAACCCAAGCAAGGCCGACAGAGACGAACTCTACATGAACAGAATTAACCCTGTGGTTATCTTCCCTGGTAGTGGCGTAACTCTCTTCGGTGACAAGACTGCTCTTGCATCACCTTCTGCGTTCGATCGTATTAACGTTCGTCGCCTCTTCCTCAACCTTGAGAAGAGAGTTGGTGATCTTGCCAAGCAGGTACTATTTGAGCAAAACGACGCGACAACTCGTTCCTCCTTCGCTTCCGCTGTTAACAGCTACCTAGCAGAAGTTCAGGCACGTCGTGGCGTAACTGATTTCCTTGTGGTATGTGATGAGTCCAATAACACCCCAGATGTAATTGACCGTAACGAGTTCGTTGCTGAACTATTCGTTAAGCCTACTCGCTCGATTAACTACATCACCGTAACCTTCACAGCAACGAAGACTGGCGTCTCGTTCGCTGAAGTTGTAGGTCGCTGATCATAATCACAAACTAGAGGTAAACTAAAATGGCAACTGCATTAAACAATTTCCTATCTAAAATTGGTGAAGGCGTTAAGCCTAACATGTTCTCGGTCGATATCAATTGGCCACAGAGCATGTCGGATGCTCCCAAGTCGGGAGAACCCAAAGATCTAGTCAACCTCCTCTGTAAGTCCGCAGCACTCCCAGCATCAAACCTGGGAGTGATTGAGGTTCCCTTCAGAGGTAGAACTGTCAAGATCGCAGGCGACCGCACCTTCGACACATGGTCTGCAACGTTCTTCAATGATAAGGACATGGCACTTCGCTCTTACTTTGAGAAGTGGCTTGAGCAGATGAACACTCATGAGGCAAACAATGCGCCTCTGTTCACACCAGACAACAGCAATGGTTACATGGCAACTGTAGGAGTCAAGCAACTCCGCAAGGACAACACCAAGTCTGGTACTGTCCTCCGTCAGTACAACCTGTACCATGCGTTCCCAACCAGCGTCTCCCAGATTGATCTTGCTTATGACAGCAACGATCAGATTGAAGAGTTCTCGGTTGAGTTCCAGTATTCTTACTGGAAGGCAATCGTCCCTGGCGCGAACGACGCTCTAACTAGTGAAGCAGCAACGCTCGGACTTCCCATCGGACAGGCGGACGGCGCGGGTTGATAAATAGTACGTCAAGGGTACTGTTTAATTAATCATGAGTCAACTGTTTGGTTTTTTAATCAACAAAGGTAAGGAGGATAGGGGGCAATCCCCTATTCCTCCCAATAGTGATGATAGTGTAGCCACCGTAGCAGGTGGCTATTTTGGTACATACGTAGATGTCGAAGGTGTCTCAAAGAATGAGTATGAACTCATTAAAAGATACCGCGACATGTCACTTCATCCCGAGGTCGATACTGCTATCGACGAGATCGTAAACGAGTTTGTTGTCAGCGATGCTAATGACAGTCCCGTGGAGATTGAACTGTCTAATCTAGATATTGGTGCTGGCGTCAAGAAAAAGATTAGAGATGAGTTTGATCGTGTCAAGAAGATGATCAACTTCGATAAGAATGCTCATCAAATCATTCGTAATTGGTATGTTGATGGTCGTACATATTACCATAAAGTAGTCGATTTAGACAACCCCAAAAAGGGTATCCTTGAACTGCGCTACATCGATCCACTTAAGATCCGTAAGGTTCGTCAAAAGATTTCCAATCCAACTGCTGCTGCTAATCCTAATCTGGTACGCGGCACAGCACTAGAATATGATTGGGGTGACTATGTAGATTACTACATCTATAACCCAAAAGGTTTCTCTGGTTCAATGAGTCTGCCACACAACAGTGCATCAGACTTCTCAACCAATAACGGTATTAAGATTGCTTCTGATTCCATCGCCACTTGCAACTCTGGCGTGATGGATCTAAACAAGAAATATCAGTTGAGTTTCCTACACAAAGCAATCAAGTCTCTCAATCAACTCCGTATGATTGAAGACTCTCTGGTAATCTACAGATTATCTCGCGCACCCGAACGCCGTATTTTTTACATCGATGTTGGTAATCTTCCTAAAGTCAAGGCAGAACAATACCTCCGTGATGTCATGGCACGTTATCGTAATAAACTGGTTTATGATGCTTCGACAGGAGAGATCCGCGATGATAAAAAACACATGAGTATGCTGGAAGACTTCTGGCTTCCTCGTCGTGAAGGCGGTAGAGGAACAGAAATCTCCACACTACCTGGCGGACAAAACCTAGGTGAACTCAAGGACGTTGAGTATTTCAGAAAGAAACTATACAACTCCCTAAACCTGCCACCTTCTCGTCTGACAGACGATAACAAGGCATTCAACCTCGGAAAAACTACAGAGATTCTACGCGATGAACTGAAGTTCAGTAAGTTCATCGGTCGTCTCCGCAAGCGTTTCGCTAATCTTTTCCACGATATTCTCAAGACTCAACTGATCCTCAAAGGTATCATCACTCCTGATGATTGGGATGAGATGGAAGAGCATATCCAGTATGACTTCTTGTTTGACAATCACTTCAATGAACTGAAGGAGCAAGAGATGATGATGCAGCGCATCACTCTCGTCACGCAGATGGATCCATTCGTTGGAAAGTATTTCTCCTCCGAGTATATCCGTCGTCACGTTCTCCAACAGACAGAGAAAGAGTACAAGGAAATCACCAAGCAGATCCAATCAGATATCGATTCTGGCATGGCCATCGATCCTGTGGATGTAAATACTCTGGACATGATGGACAAGCAGAACTCTGCTTATCAACCAGAGATTACAGCACAACAGGCATCTGATTCTGCGGACAGAGAACTAGAAAAAGCGAAGGAGATGGAGAAGTTAAAACCCGCTCCCGCGCCTGCAAAACCAAAGTCTAATAAATAATTGATATCTACGGATAAATTTTGATAGTATGGATACACCATTAGAATCTGAATTGGTTGACATTGTTGATCTGATCGCAGACAAAAAACGCGGCGAAGCGTTGGACAAAATCAATGATTACCTTTATTCAAAGGCGTCCGACGTTATCGACACGTACAAACAAACAGTAGCGTCATCTTATTTTGATGAACCTACTGGAGACGAACCATCGGCAGAAGAATGAAACTTATCACAGAAAACATCGAGGACATCCAGATCCTGACAGAGGAGAAGGATGGTAAGAAGAACCTTTACATCGAAGGTATCTTTTTGCAGTCTGAACTTAAAAACCGTAACGGCCGTATCTATCCTTTCAAGGTTCTTGAAAAGGAAGTCAGTCGTTACAACGAAGAGTATGTCAAAACTGGACGTGCTCTGGGAGAGCTTGGACATCCTGATGGACCAACTGTGAACCTAGATCGTGTTTCTCACAGAATCACTTCTCTGAAAGCAGAGGGCAATAACTTCATTGGTAAGGCACAGATTCTTGCTACACCAATGGGCAGCATTGCGAAGAACCTGCTTGAGGAAGGTGTGAAGTTAGGAGTTTCTTCCCGTGGTATGGGTAGTATTGATCGCCAAGAGAATGCTAACTATGTCATGGACGATTTCATGCTTGCAACTGCAGCAGATATTGTTGCAGATCCTTCGGCCCCTGATGCATTTGTAAACGGCATCATGGAAGGTAAGGAATGGGTATGGGACAACGGAATCCTTCAGGAAAAAACCGTTGCTAAATACCAAAGACACATTAATGAATCATCGAGAAGAGAGCTGGAAGCAAGAACACTACAGGTGTTTGAGCACTTCCTCTCAAATCTCTAATATTAATAAATAATCATAGAATAATTATCAGAAATTTACGGGGAAACTCAAATGTCAGATATGTTAAAGGAAAAATTTGAGGAGTTTGTAACCGAATCAGGTTTGGTTGTAGAAGCTGGCGATCCTATGCCAACCGTTTCTGCATCCGTTATTCCTGGTGGTGGTGGATCTGCACCCGCAGGCCAGTCCAAGACTGAAGTCAACTCCAAGGCAGGAGCTGGCGAAGGTAAGGCTACTGTAGGTACAGATGCAGTCAACGGTTACGGCGCTCAACAGTCGGTTACAGATAACGGTGGTCCACGTCCAGACGGAAACGACGAGGGCGAAGACAATCCTGGAGCTAAAGCATCTGCTCCTGTTGGTGCTAAAGGCGCACAGAGCGATGGCACTGCACAGACCGCTAACATCAATGATGCTGGCGACCAAGGCAAGACTGTTACCGTTGGTGCTGACGCAGCATATGCTACCAGCACTGGTCCTGATGTAACATATCCCATCAAGCCTTCCTTTGAGTCCCTTGACATGAGTGCAGACGTTGCAGCACTCACCGAAGGAACCGAACTTTCTGAAGAGTTCAAAGAAAAAGCAACGACAATTTTTGAGGCAGCAGTTAAGTCCAAGCTTTCTGAAGAGTGGAAGAAACTCGAAGAGCAGTTTGAAACTCGCCTCAATGAGCAAGTAGCTGGTGTTAAAGCAGAACTTGCTGAAGAAGTTGGTGGCACCGTTAAGTATGCCATCTCTTCATGGTTAGAAGAGAACCAAGTCGCAGTTGATCGCGGCATCCGTAATGAGATCACTGAAGATTTCATTGCTGGACTCAAGAATCTCTTCCAAGAGCATTACATCAATATTCCTGACGACAAAGTTGATGTCGTCGAAGGATTGACTGAAGATCTTCGTAAGATGGAGGAAAGCCTCAACGAACAGGTTAAGGCAAACGTGAAACTTCAAGGTCGTCTTGATGAGTCTGCAAAAACTGTAATTCTGAACGTAGTTTCGGAAGGATTGGCAGACACTCAAAAAGACAAACTCGCTTCTCTCGCTGAAGGCGTAGAGTTCGAGACAGAAGAGAAGTTTGCGGAGAAGGTTAAGACCCTTCGCGAGTCATACTTCCCCTCGGAATCTGCTCCTAAAGCAGAAGTTACCGATGAAACCCCAGTAGAGTCAGAGGATATGTCCCCAGCAATGGCGGCCTATCTAAACGCTATCAACCGCTGGAATTCCTGATAATATAAATCCCTTTTCAAAACAATCGGAGTAAAAATGTTTAACGCAGAATCACTCCAGGAAAAGTGGGCACCTGTTCTTGGTCACGAAGGCTCCTCGCCTATTGGTGACAAATACAAGAAGGCAGTTACCTCTGTTCTCCTGGAAAACCAAGAAAGATTCCTACGCGAAGAGCGTGGAATGCTAAACGAAGTTGCAGTTAACAGCCTCGGCGCTGGCACTGTAACCCCCGCTGGTTCAGCACTCGGCAACGCTAACACTGCAGGTCTTGCAGGTTTCGATCCCGTTCTGATCAGCCTCGTCCGTCGTGCTATGCCTAACCTAATGGCATATGACGTTTGTGGCG